AGCGGACATTGCCCATGAGGAAGGATCATTTATATCGGTTCCATCCGTGACACGGATCGTATGTCTGCCTACGAGGAAGTTTGTTCCACTAGCAGGATGGTTAAACAAATATCGGAAAGATGCCTCGCCCTTGTTATCTGTTATCGCTTCTCCACCCGTGCATGTTGTTGTCACATCAATTTCATCACAATAAACACGGAATGCTGTGTTTGGACGAAGCCCCGAAACCGAAACATTGATTGTTTTTTCCCGTGCAACTGGCAATACATCTCTTGCAACAATCTTGTTATTCACAACCTTCTTCATACTTTCGGGAGCAATTGAAGAACTAATGCTGCTAACTGACAATCCCTCTGTTTTTGTTGTGAGCAATTTGTTTCTAACCAAATTGGGACGAGTGTTCTTTACATTACTAACATCTGCACCAAACCAGGTAGACTCCCAATCGTTAAAGCGAGTTCCAAACCCATAATTTGCGTTATCCTTCCAATTGTCATTTTCACCTTCAACATTCACACGAACTTTTGCTTGTTTTGTCGTATCGTACCAAATGTCAGATGCTGGACTGATTTTCATCGAACCGAGGAATGTGATTACGCTAAACGGATTTATATTGGTGTAAGAACTAGCCAATAGATTGGAAATCTCTTCCGAAGTTGTGTAATTTAGCGTGTAAATTCCATCTGCCGTATTTCCCGTAATTCCGCTCAACGCTCCTGTGGTAAGTCCATATGAGCGAACACTAAATGATGGGCGCAATTCATTATTTTCGTAGTCAACACTTGCTGCAAACATCACATCTGTATTGTCAGCAACAGCATGTCCCTTAAATTGATCAACAAGAATGCCCCTCTTTGGCATTTCATCTCCGTTTTCATCACGGATGCTCTTTGCTTTTGCTTCTTGCTCCAAAAGATTGAGGGTAGTGTAATATTCCACAGCCTCAATTCTCTTTTCAAGATTTCCAATGTCACGCATCGTATACCGCTTGTTTTCAACATATCGAACCGATGCATCATCGCTGCTGAATGTATAAGGATTGACACGCACCGTATACAGAGTCATTGCATTCGGATCGTCTGCGGGGATATCAGCATTCAATGAAGGAATGCCAGAAATTACTGTGAATTTTCGATCCCGTGTCAATGCGATCTTGTCTGTTCGTGGCAAGAAATGCGTATATGTGAAATCGTTGTCGTTTGCTGCACTATTGGAAGGAATCCATGGTGTTGCAGACATATCTCCACTCATGCCACGAACGGGACGGAAATCGATGCAATCACGCAAACTGTAAACAATTCCAGTTGACATGCTCGTATAGTTTTGAATTGTTTCGTAATTCGAATAAGACCGAACGGTGAAGGGACCACGACCCGAGTTGCTATAGTATGTAAATGTTGCGCTATAAGGACCGCTGATTCCCGTTACACCAGGAACAAGGTATATTCTGCCCCAATCATAATGGCTATCTCGTTGACCATTGTCGAAGGTAAAGTAGGGAAGAAGATCGATTCCTGAACTTGCTCCCTTAGAACCGGTCAACGACAATAGTTGAACTACATCACTATATCCATTGAGATACAGAACATCGGAGGTACTTCCCCTCCCATCGCCAGTAAGTGCTGTTCCAAACGCTCCGGTCAAGGCACCGCTGAATGTATTCAGGGTCTTTGTTTTTGTGTAACCTGAACCCATTGCAACAGAATCATTTTGAACTTCTTGTGTTGCAAGGACAATCAACTTTTTGCCGTTTGCACCATTTACTGTCAACTGCAAATTCGTGCTGCTTGATGGATTTCTTGCTGCTGTTCCTCCTACCGCAACACCGTCTTCGGTGAAGACCATAACATCTGCATTTGGTAGTGCAACAGGCGTTGTCGAAACTGAAAAATCCATGACATCGCCAGCAACAACATATGAATTGATGCTAAAGTGATATGGATCAGATGATGCGCTTGCTGTAGCATATGCAACGATAGCATAATCACCACTAGAGAATGCAGTAACCCCAGACCCTTCTGGAATTTGGTAAAGAAGACATCCCTGATCTTCTCTTTCGAGTCCTGCGCTACCTGTGATATTGAAAAGGTGTCTAGTTGTACCACTCTTTTCAGCCATGAAAATTCTTGTCACATCGCTAAATGTCGATGCTCCCGTGATTGCAATATCATAAAGTCCGAGGTCAAATACGGTAGACTGATATGGGGCAACGGATCGAATTCTTGCGGTTCCAATCTGACTGATAGCCGCACCGCTAGCACCCGCAGAAAGAATTACCTTCGGGTGCGCTGCAAAGTCAGCAGTCTTGCCAAAGGAATCTGAAATTCCCGAGAATGTGACTTTCGTGAAAGGCCCAACAACACGATTAAAATCTCTCGTTACTGTTCTTTCATGAGATACGCCACGGGCACAAGGAACATTTAGACGAGTATTAGCCTGAGTTTCAAATTCATATCCGAAGACATATGCCTTGCCTGAAGACAGTTCTGCCTTCAAGACAGCAGTTGAGTCTACTGTTGTTGGTCCCTTCAGAGTCAGTTCAAATGGAGTGACTGTGTAGTTTCCAGACTCATCGTAAGTTCTTCTTGCAAGCGTATCCTCAAGAACAGCATAATCAGGGTATTTTTCTACTTTGACAACATCACCGTCAACAACACGCATGAATTCAACAAAGCCTTCACGGGAGAAGTTGTCTACTGCGCTTGTATCCGATGCCGTATAACCAACCTGAGAAAGAACCATCTCGATTTTAAAGCGGTCAGAACCTGGTGCTGCATAGTTGTAGAATCCAAACGCAGGATCGGTAAGTGTTGTATCATCGTTCGCTGCAACAAACGATTTTGTTGCCTGAAAACCAATTCTTGTTGTTGGATTGTTATAGTTACGGATCGTACTGCCTGCCGAGCCAGTAAGAGTATATGCACCAATTGACTGTGCGTCATTCAGAACAAAATACCCCTCTATAAATCGAACCCCACGATCAACAGACGCAACCAAAGCATCACCAAGGAAATAATTGCTAGGACCAGTAACAGATGCGGTTATACCGGTACCATTGGCAGCAGTCGCTGCGATAATATCATTTGCTTGAAATCCCGTTCCGCCTTCGATATATTCGAAGAAAAGAACGCTTTCCTCATCAAGTGTGCTTCCCGAAAGACCACCTTCTGCATGAATAACTCTTGCTTTTGCTCTGCCTGCTTTTGATATGACAGTCCCAACAAAATCGCTGTGAGTTGCCGTGGTTGGAAGATTCACCTTTGCATACTTAACTCTGCTTTCACTAATTTGTCCATCAAGTACGATGCTGCCCTCTTCAAAAACATGCGAACCAAATCTTTCAATTTGATTTTGCAATATTGTCTGTATTTGGGTCAACTCTCTTGCCTGCACGGCATAACCCGGACGGAACATCAGCCGAAGGAACTTTTTATCCTCCGAGAAGTCATCGTAATACGGGTCTACATTGAACAGGCTTGGGTCGTATGATGGCATTTTTTCCTACCTCGTCAGAAGTCGATGACGATCTTGATTTCTTCTTTTTGCTCATTCCCTCTTTGAATGGGCTTCATATTCTGTATGTATAGTATTTCTCCGGATCTATATTTCAATTCGGCAGTATGGATTACAGATGTTATAGTTGCAATCGCATCTGTAGTCGGTGATGCAGGATATGCTGCCGTCATTCCAGTATAGAACTTACCCTGCGTTCCGGATAAACGCAATTTGCCCGATGTCTTTGCTGTAACAGGCTCCCATGCAACAACATATCCATTTGCGTTTGCCGTACCGCCAAGAGAGAAGTTATAGTAATTGTCTTCCAAGAAAGAGTCGGCATCAAAATAGTTTGGACTTTGCCAAGAAAGGTCTATTGTTGTGGTTTGATCATATGCATCCACACCCTCTCTAATCAATGTGTCTATAGCAAGTATCTCTCCGATTCCGCTCAGTCCCCGAGAACCATATCCTTTATAGAACCAATCGCTTCGATCTACACGCTCACCCTTTTTAAACTCGCCCGAAATGTTCTCAACATATAGGAATCCAGACTTATTAGATCCGAGTTTTGGCTCCCATTTGTAGATTTGTCCTACTGCACGGGAAGGCTCCATTGTAGTTTCATAATTGCCAATTCCATGCACGATCATGCCGTCCAAAAAGTCATTTCCGCCAGTACAACGACATTGATTTCCTGCCAAAAATCCACTTTCTAGAGTTGGTGCTAATGTCAGTTTGGCGAGTTGTCTGCTCTCTGTTCCTGCAACAGTTTTTTCGTCTACATTCAAAATCTTCAAGCCATCTATCGTTCCGCCAAAAGAAAAATCACCAGATCCTCTTACATTGGTCAGAACCAATTCATTTGTTCCCGAATGACCAGATACGCCATATAACCAAGAAACAACATTTCCATAAGCAACACCATAACTTCCAGTAACTGTCTGTGAGGCAGTTTCTCCCGCTTCGAATGAACCCGACAATCCGCTTTCAAAAAAACGAATTCTTACTTGTTTTTCTGCAAGCAAAGGATTCAATATGATACCAAACTGTCGATATTCATTCTCGGTGCTTACTTTTTCATTCTCATCTCGCACATATTCCTTGACGATCATAATACTAGATGTGCCTAGTTCTTTGACCGCATTTGAACCGTGACCGCCGGGAGGAGACATAATCGGATCAGCCAAATCATTTAGATTTACTTTTCCAGTAGGTATCACAAGTCCCGCAGCATATTCCAAAGATGCAAAAGTATAATTCTGTCCACCATCAACGACTTCGATAGAATCTATCAACTTGACCGTTTCTACCAATTCATTGCAAGAAGTAAGACCTTGTATTCGGAATATCTCACTTGCTGCGGTTGGACCAAATCTGACCATTACTTCTGCTGATGTTGAGTATGGATTATTTGGATTCCTGTAAGACGATCCATCTCCAATTACACGAATTGTCGGCACAATCGAAAAAGTACTTGCAGCAGAACCCCCTGAAATTCCCTTCACGAATGGATCTTTGACAGTTACAAAGGCAGATGTTCCGGTGTTGTTGGAAATAAAACTAGTGATTTCTCTTCTTTGACCAAGACCATTTCCGGTGTCAATCGAAAGAGTTAAATCTTTGTATCTGTCTTCGCTGTAAATAAATGATGGTGAATATAAAGTGATGCCCGTGGCTCCTTCGGGAACATCGGCAACAACCAGGTTGGATGGTGATGGAAAAACGCACCGATCCGATACGACAAAGGGCTGTACCTCGGGATTCATTTTGATATAAGCAATTTCCCCATCAACTGCACCCTGCTGAACATTCCATTGTAAAATTCTTTCATCGTTCAGGCGAAGATATTCAACATACTCTATTGGCATATAGCCAATGTTATTGCCTTTTGTTTTTGTGAGAAATTTCCTCTTTGATTCAGGAATTTGGTACAAAAACTTCCACCGATATTTGTCAGCGAGTGTACGAATTCTGCTATCTGTATGCGTTGGCGCATGTAGTGAAGGTGATCCGTAGTTGTTGTCGATGCATTTGTAGACCCGCTCCTCATCAACCAAAACATAGAATGGAGATGGGTTCAGATCATCAAAAAGATCAACATCATCGCTGTATGTGCTGTAAGACACACCAGGTTTCCAATCATATCTCCTAACAACAAGAGAGACATCATCACGATCAATTCTCTTGTGTGCGTAAATGCCTCTCCAAAAATCCGTGTCTTCTATTACACTATCAACCGATTGTGGCGGATCTTGATCGTTTTCCCAGGGGCTGACTTTTCCTATAGAAAGGAATAGGTTTTGATTGTCTAAGTCACTATAGACTTCGAACAATTTGTTTGCGGCTATACGCTTGTGGTTTTGACGAAATGGGTCGCAGGACATTGCTTTGTATTTAGATGATTATTTGATCTTCAGACAACTCAGGTTTCGGTTCTGTAAATTGATAGGCAAAGATAACAATCTCTTGGGTTCCACCGATGAATTTTCCATCATGATCCAACATTTCCAACTTTAATGTGTGCCGACCATCAGGAATTCCATTCAGAATGACTTCTCTTCGGTTGATTCTCAAAGTTGCTTTTAGTCTGTTATTCAAGTAAACATTTGTTGTTGCAGCACGAAGATGTATTAGGCTACTTTCATGTAGAATATTGAACTTTACTTTCAAGTTTCTATAGAAGAAATAGTCACCATTTAGGCTAAATGGCGGTATTTCTGTATTTGTGACAATAGACCCATGACTTGGCTCAACAACAATATATTTCGGTATTGGCAGATTTCCTATACTTTCTTCACGACAATTAAAAGCCTGACCCTGTGGCATGTTGAAGAATGCCCGAGCGGTGATTTTTCTGAATTCACTCTTTTCGTCATATTCAAGCAAGGCATATTTGAAATCGTATGGATTGCTCTGAACAACACCAACAGCGCATGGACTTCTTACACCAAAGCAGGGGTTATTGTCTTCGGGGTTGTACGGGGGCGGTGGTCCTGGACGACCGGGCGAAATGGGATCTTTGTAAATGGCAATACCAATTCCACCCCCACCACAGTTACAGCCCTGACAGCAAGCAACAGGATCATAGTTTGGATTGCAGTCAGGATCACATGCGTCATATGTGCCGCAGCGTGGATTGCATGTGCTGTTTGGGCATTCGGGGTGGCATTGACCATAGCAAGTGCAGATGTCGAATTCGGGGCAATCTGGGTGGCAGGGACCGTATCCGGTGCAAGCCGTGGCACAGGGATCCAAGCAGTCAATGCGGCATGGCTGCTCTGTGCAGCAAGTGGGTCCGGTTGGATCGCAATTGCACCAACTAAAGGATGTGCATCCCGTATTGCATGGTCCTACACATACACATGCGTCATAATTTGGACACCCTATCGTGCATGGCGCACATTCTGGATGGCATGTTCCGGTTGAATATCCATTTACTGTGCATCCCGTAATGCATGGATCAATACATTCGATTCTGCAAGGCTCAAGGGCACAGCATGTTGCACCATCAGGATCACATTCGCACCAATCAAATGTTGGGCAATTTTGATTGCACTTATCAAATCCCGTGCATGAGGTCAAGCATGGATCAAAATTGCTGCAATCAGGATTGCAGGGATTGTTGCAACAGCCTTCAAGACCGAAAACGGGGTCTAGGGGTCGCCAATCGTATTGATGGGAACCCGATTGAAAAATCGTACCGATACAAGCGGGGTGGGTGGCACCCAACGCATCATCGAAACCAGTAGAACCCGACAAAATATCCTCTAGACACTCACGGCAGCAATTAAGCAGAGAGCAACCTTTGCAAGATCCAGGAAGACTGCCAAATGCATAACAATCGCATGAGTTTTTCGCCGGAACCAATCCGGTCTCTCCGGGTTCATATAGGCTACGAGGAACCAAACATTCAGCATTGCATTCAAGTGATGCCTCGCTCTCGCTGCATCCAGCCAGACTCCAATCTCTACTCAAAGCATTGCAACAATTTCCTTGACCACAATTTGGTGTTCCGTCTGGTTCTACATTTTCGCAAACACATTCATGACCGTTTGCATAGCATGTTTGGCAGTCAAATGTGCAATATGTACGCAAAACATTTCCATCCATGTACCGGCATTTTGCTGCACCATTTCCTGGTGCGCTTCTTCCCAAAAAGGTGCAGGAACCATCATCGTCTTTTGCAAGTTCTAGAACAGAACATTTGCAGTTGAATGGCCCTTCATATGCAAATTCCGTGGAAACATCGAGACATCCCCCCGAGCATTGGCAGGGTATGCACATTGCTGTAGGACCACCATTTTCTCTTCCTTTATCAGGACAAATGCCAAAAGCATCTATAAGAGGAACATCACATCCAGCAACAAGCAGTCTTGCAATTGGTATCTGTAGTTCATTTCTAATTGGTCTGGCCCACTCGTCAATATCATCGATGCTACGACCCTCTTTGACATATTGCCACTCGGGCCAAGGCGAACCATTCGCACCTTCCAAGAAATCGGAAACTTGTTTTTTCCAAATCTTCGCAATGTGATACCCACGATCAACTTCTTTATTTGGGTGCTTGTAGATAATCCAAAATGGATCCGCACCGGGGAAATCGGAGGTTTCTAGAACATTTCCAGTTGCTGGAACAAAATCAACATTATTGCTTATAGGATTTCCAATAACGGCATATCCATCACCTTCTTGTCGAATGATTGCATCGTGGAATGCTGGATTATATCCAGGCTGTTCTGGTCCTTGCCCCCAAATACCATTAAATGCACCCAAATCATTTCCATCTATTATTTCATCTCTATTGTAGTCAAATTGTTGGCATATGTTCCAATTGCCCGATGCTGATGTGGATCCCCAACAATCACCATTCAAAAGCGTCAAAAGGTCTTGATAGACTTGATTTGCTACATCGAAATTAGTAATTCCTGTATTAAACCAAAGAGACAAATCATCAAAAGTTTGGAATGTATATGGCGTATAGTGCCCGATGATAGGCACCTTGAAAGACATAAGCGCAGATGCGTTTTGCAAATCTTCTTTGGCGCAACGCTTGATCAATACTGTGCCAAACATTGCTGTACCCACGGGATGTACAAGGCGACGAACCATTTCACGATATTGATCAACAACAGCCTCAGTCTTTAGAACATATGACCAATTTTGATAGTAATGATTGTCTTGGAGGACTTTATTTGTACTCAAACGACCATCATTGTTTGAATAGTAACCCGCAGATTGGCAAAGAGAACCGACAGTTACAGATCCTGCAAAGCCTGACCCTCTTGCACTATCGATTCTGATTGTCGGAGGCAGTTTGTAATTAATACCAAAATCATCGATGTCTATTTTTCTAATACCACCGGCACTATCGACTTCTGCAACAGTTCCGGTTGCCTGCTGACCCGGATCTCCAGAGACAGCATCGAAATAAATTCGATCACCAAGTTCGTAATCCGATCCACCGTTTTGTATCGTGACAGACGAAACAACGCTGTACACAGTAACTTCTTGAAATTGGTCTTCGCCATCACTAAACTCAATACCAAGATTTCCTGTTCTAAATGTTCCGTTTCTTCCAGAAATGAGAAGTTCTGCTATCGGGAAACTGCCAATTTGGTATACATTTACATCAACTACTCTTGCGGTAGCCAGTATTTTTCCAGAGGAATCTTTTTGAACTATGTTGTTTCCTGCTGCTCGGTATATTTGGTCACCAAGCGCATTAGAGATTCTAAGATAGTTGTTCTGTGTCCACCGTCCGGAAGACAGACGAAGGATGTCATTTTTAGGATAGTAGAATTCAACGGAAGTGTCGTATAGAATTTGAAAAAGAAACTCATACGATTTTTCTGTTCCTTTTGCAAGATAAAACTGACGAATACTCTTCATCAGTCTTTTTGGATCAACAGCATTCCCCGTATTCGGATTAACTGCAAGAGATTCCGGAAAATTAAACAGATACTCTTCCTTGAATTGTGACACAAATTGATCAAGAGTGGTATCGATGTCGGTTATATTTTCCAACTCAAGAGGGGAAAGGATTTTTCCTTCGTTGCGGCGAAGACCAAGCCACTCATAGTAAGCCGAAAGAAACGCTACCAATGTCGGGTGGTCAACCCGAACAAATTCGGGAAGACGATCCGGCACAAAGTTCGATAGTTTGCTTTGGTCATCTATATTCATGGCTGTTCACAGTCATCCGGGGAATGATGAATCGGAAGCACTTCTATCTATGACTGTTTTTTCAGGAACAGCATTTACAGCAATACTTGCTTCATCTATGATGATTATTTGGTTTCTTCTTGAGAAAATATCCTTTTGTCTTGGATTCACGGTCACAGAAAGTTCTGTTTTACCATCCCCCAAGCCTTCAACTTTAAAATTGCGGAGAGAAAGAGTGCCAGTTTCATAATCAACAGTTCCGATGTTTCTGACAATTGGAATTGTATTTGCTCCGACTTTCTTGTAAATGCGAATATTTCCGTACCCATCATCATCCAAATATGCATCAACTAGAGGTTTTGTTTCCCCCGATTGTGTCGTGTCCCTATACTTGAAAACTTCGCTAGTAAGAATTGATGTGTATCCATCAACAGGATGGAGCAGAGAATTGTCAAATTTAATTGTATACGGTGCTGCTCTTCCTATACTTGGTTCAAATCTTTTTGTCAATGTGATATCACTACTGTTTGAATTGATTGCTCTTGATGATCCATCAATCATGGATGAAAACTTTGACATTCTGAAATTCTTGTTGAAAAGCCCGAGATAATTTGTTCCAAACAACTTAATCAACTCCACTATGACAGATTCCATCGATGTCTTATTATCACCAGTTTTAGACTCATCGTAATAGACTGTCACTATTGGATTGATGTAAAGAATATCCGGATCAACAACTTCTGGTTTGATTGTTACCAGATTTCTTTCACCGAGAATGCTTTTTTCTATTGCTTGTTTTTCGGAAAGAGAAAGTCGTGTCCCGACTTTTGGTTTGATGCTGATGAACACCTTTCCATATTCTGGAGGATCATTTTCCTCTCCTCCCCAAATAAAGAAGGAGTCCGCTCTTCCCGAATATTCTTTTCCTAATATTGCTCTGTAGTCATCATTAGTTACTGCACGATCTTGTGCCTGATAGTTTCTTGGAGCATAAAACTTGATCGAATCCGCATCTTCGCTGTCTCTTCCGCCATAAGAAGTAATTGTTCTGTTGTTTTCATCTTTCTTGATTTGTACCTGAGCAATTCTATCATCGCTTGAAGATATTGCTCTGCTGAATTCAGTTTCGTCAAAGCCAATACCATTTCCAGCAGAACCATTTGTTGTAAGATAGGACATCGTGACTATGTTTCCGTTTTCAACTGCCCTACCCAGTATCCCATCACCAAAATAAACTTCCCAAAATCCATTTCTTCCTTCTTGGACAAAGAATACGGTTGATGATCCGTCCAATTTATTGACATCTGTGGATCGTGTCCACAATCTTGTTGCTCCAGTAGAATCATTCTGTGATCGTGCAACAGAAACACGAATTGTGTCTATATCAATATTCAAGTCGGGTATGGTGAACCGTGCATCAGTTGTTGTCTGTACATTTGCAACATACGAAACTTGCTTTATGTTTCCTTGGTATAGTGTCACATTTTGAACCAAGTTAGTACCATTTCTTCTTACAGCCTTGTATGTGTCAAGATTGACAAAATTGACAGTTTTCCCATCAATATCTTTTCCACGAAATATCGATCCTTGATCTATAAAAACATTCCCCCGTATGACATCTTGGGTAAAAATGCTATTCAATCCGCCATCAATTAGAACCAGATCAACATCCAATCGTGCTGCCTTCTTCGATCTTGGCGTATAGTTAAGATGCTTTGCAAGAGAAACAACCGATTGCCGCATAACAGCAGAATCCATAAATGATTCATTTGCAACCATGTTTGCATAAAACGCCTGATAGTGGGTGTTATACGCAAGCAAGTCAAGAATGATCGACAAAGCAGAACCCTCAAAGTCATAGTCTTTGAACTGTTCTTGACCACGAAGATACTCTTTGAGATTATTCTTGATCTCATCAAACTCTAGTGATTGAATTGGTCTATTTGAAGTATTGCTCATCGTAGTCTCTTAAGTGCTACTGTTGTTGAAAACACCCTTTGCACATTTCTGATGGTGAATTGTATCGTGATTCTTACCTCATTCTTATCTATGACATCCACAACATTAATTGCGGCAGAGGTTACTCTAGGCTCATATGCCTTTATCATGTTTCCTATACGATTTCTCATTTCGGCAACAGTCACCGGATCGGTGAGTTCAAAAAGCATATCCTGTATTCCAGAGTTTATTTCAGGATGAAATGGTTTTTCGCCTCTTCTGAAAAGTAGCAAATTTCGTAAAGAACGCTTAATTGCCTCTTCATCTTTACGAAGTGCGACATCCCCTGACAAAGGGTTTTTGTCGAAATTGATGTCCAAATCAATTGATGTGTTTGTAATATTTGCCATTGTTTTATCGTATCGCCAGTTCCAGTTCGATATAGTCCTTTGATTGGACAAAGATGTTTTCAAACAATGTGTCTGATTTTGGAAGTTTTTCTACATCAAGCCATTCCAATTCAACAAATCCAATATAAAGGTCTTGTTTCATGATCGGAAGAATGGCATATGCAACAATTCCATTCGATTTAAGATATGAGCGAAAATAACCATCATTCATTTCTTCTGTCAGGAATATTGTTGGTTTATCTTCTCGCATTACTTCAACCAAATCCCAGAACATCGTAACGAGTATGTTTTGCAAATTGCTTCCATCATATGAAACCCCCCTCTCACAAGATTCGTGAGTCATGCTGAACTTTTTCATGGGGGTTCCATCAAGAAACTTGCCACCATTGTGAAAATGCCCGATTCTTGCTTTGTCCGCTCCAGTTCTTACCCGAAGTGTTGTGAGTGTTTCGTGTATTGAAGAGTGCTTAATCTGAAACGAGGAATTCTTTGGATTAATAGATGCTTCCTCAATCTCTTGCCTCTGCTTGCAAAGAATTCTATTCTTTGTAAAAATTGCGCCCGTGATTAGTCCGCTCAAAACAGCAGAGACTCCCACACCTATGTCAAACCATAAATTGGCATCTAACGACATGATTACCCCCCACAGTAGACATTAGTGCTGCCCCTAGCACAAGCGGAGCCGCAATGGACTGGATCTCCGACCCGTGCTGCCGGTCGGCTATTAACAAAGACTCTAGAGGCACCTTCGGCTGTATTGCTTTGGTGACAATGATCTCCACAACAATGTGTTGCCCATCTATCACCCTTCCTGTGCCATCCCAAACTGTTTACAAAGACACTACCAGAACCCTCAAGGTTTCTTCTCGGAGGAAAACACCCATGTCCCGAACATATGTCTGTGTGTCGATGTGCCGCTGCCATTTTTACCTCTTATGAACAATCTGGAAAATATCCACGGGACTTCATGATGCGTAAATAATCTTTGTTAGACACAGGATTGCCATCAATGTACATCTGATTCCTGATATTTAGGATGAATGCATCCCTGTCCGATGACCAATTATTGAAGGTCGAGATTGTAAAAACGCCATCGATGTATTCGCTCGTCATATCCGAATCAAATGCTCGGGCGGTGAATACTATTCCTTTTGCAATGGGGAATCCTCCGGAATGAAGTGCCGCAGATCCACGAACACCATAGTTGTCCTCCGTAAACCGCCTTGGTGTTTGCTCCCCGTATGAAAGTCCAAAAACTCTTGCCGCTTCAATGTCTTCGGGATCTTCGGGTAGTCCCTCTGGCATAGTCAACCCAAATTCCAAAGGGAAAATAACATCCAAGTCATCAATTTTGCCATACATGACCCCTGTATCAATATTAAGAGTCAAACTTGGAGGAAAAACACCATCGATGATCGCATACTTTATTGGCCCGCCTTGATAGCAATTTGCGGGTGTATTTGGTGTCGTTGAACCATAACAAGCATAATCCGCACGAAGGGAAATGCTTGTCAGGCATGAAGAATTCCCCGAGTATGTTTGATTTACTCTCTGCTCTTCGTAAATTGGTCTTGCTGGTGATGTTTCGTTGTAAACACGATTCAATAAAGAGGGGCTTAACCACTCTATGTTGTATGTCAATCCAGACCAAGTTGTTTCATCCTGGTCAACCAAATTAATTTCACCAAAACCTTCAGGATAGTAGTATTCTATTGGATACTGTCCTGTCATTGAGGCTGGCATTAGAATTCTCCTGCATCAAGTTCATCGGACAAACTTTGAACTGTAACATCCGGAGAATCTATTACAATGTTTGGTTTTGTTCCGTATGTTGGATCGGGAACAGACAAATCAACCTCTTGTGCTTCAGCCGTATCAAATCCCGAACCCATGGCTATTTTTTCTGCTTGCTCCTGTAATAATTCTTCCCGTTCCTCTGCCGGAGTTTTACTGGGTTTTCCGCAAGTAATTGTCGGTATACTCCCCTGCAAATCCGCAGCAAGATCGGATACAAAATCTCCAGCAGCACCAAATACGCCCGTTAATATATCGGAAGGAAACTTAAGAGCCAACAAAGTAACACCGTTGATTGCTGACATAATTTCATCAGCAGACGGCAATCCAAAAGGCTTAAACGATGCTGGTGGGATGTTTAGATCAGGAATGCCGCTGAGAAACGGACAGATATCAATATTTTCCTTCTCATTGAGTTTAGCCAAATCTCCCTTTTTACTTGCCAATTCATTCATCGACTTCTTCGAATCTTCGAAATTGGTCGCAACAGGAGTACTGACCATTCCACGAATACTGACTGCCTCAGAAGAGGCGACTGTTGGTTTTTGATCTGCTGCTAGTGTCGTATAGGATTTGAGTTT